ACTCAAAACAATCTCCTTCTAATATCATCTACTTGCATTTCTACGGTGATAGGTTGAACGACTATCGTGTTTATTGAATGATTTCTTTGCTTTACCTCGTTTTCTTTTTCCGAAGGTAATCTTTCTTACACTACCTACACTATTCTTTGCCATCAGGTTGAATTATTTCAATTTGAATTGATTTGTTATCAGATATCTTATCACCTTGGGTGGTAACATCTATTTGTTTTTCATCTTTCCAATTGTCTCTGAATTTGTTTTTGACGATTTGCAACCACAGCCTTTGGTTGAACTTGTTTGATTGACCTGATTCAACTGCTTCGTGGGCTCTTTCGTACCACCACTGCTCGCAGAGTTTGTTGTATTCTTTGATTGCGTCTGCATAGACAACATTTCTTTTTAATAGTTCATAGTGGGTATCATAACTTATTCCAAGTTTGATAAGGAAATCTGTAACATGTTTTCCTGCTCTACCTGAATCAATAATGATTTTATACCACTCAGGGTTTAGATATGTCTCAACCCTTGGTCTTCCAATAGGTCTTTTTGGTTTTTGATTATTTTCGTTTAACATAAACTTGTTTTTTATATGATTGGACCTTTTCCATTATTTCAAGCAATTCCTGTTTTGCTGGTTGTCCCTTGGAGTTAGGATATATTTTCCAATAAGCTGAATATAATAGAGCCCAATCTTCTTCTCCAATATCCTCAAACTTTTTGTCCTTGACCAAATTCCAAGCGTCAATTCCTAGTTGAACATAACTTGGTATTTGTAGATTGTTGATAACTTGTTTCTTTCCTTTACAGTTGCATCCCATTTAAAATTCTTTTTCTTCTTGTTGTAATTCCATGAATATCTGAGCTAGTCTATAAAAGATTTCTGCTCTTTCATAATTTTCAATTTCGCTAGCATAAGTTTCTTCCATCAAAAGTCTTGTTATAAGGTCGTTGGTTGTGAACTCAAACAATTCCTTTGTTCTCCTTGAAATGAATCTTTTTGCATAAAACTTTGCCAGTTCTGATATACATTCATTTTGTTCCTCTTCACTGAGTTTAAAAAACTTGCTAACGGGTAAGTCCCAATCCATTCAATACTTAATTATAATAATAAATATTCGTATAATAAATAAAAAAACCCCACATTAAGTGGGGTTATGAGTAAGGGAAAAAAAAAACATGCAAGAATATGTATAATGGGATATTAGAATCAGAACCCTTACTCAGTAACTTTGGTCTTAACCTTTGGCTTCAATCCATCAATTTTCTTTTCAAGAGAACAAATTATTTTCTCTTGTTCATTAACCTTGGATATCAGATGTTCAATCTCACCTCTAAGTGAGCTTATCACATCTTGATAAATTGTAATCTGTTGTTGGAGATTATTCAAGGATTGGCTGATTAAATCTTTCTTATTTTTCTGCCAACCATAAACAAATCCTGAAACAGCAGTAACAGTTGATACAATGGTGGTTAAGAGCATATCGTTCATTCTTGGTAATTTACAAACAATAAATATACCCTCTCTTGTATCAATTAAATTGCAATCTTTGGAAAACGGGAAAAAATTCTTCTTGGGTTTTTATGTTGAATTGGTTTCCATTTCACATTGAGTCTCTGTAAGTCATTTAAAAACTCATCATCAGGTCTATTGTGTTTGTGAAACATACAATTTAGTCTTATGCTGTTGATATCATCAAGTGAGTATTCCTTCAATAATCTGCTCATTGAAGTGTTGGACATCATCACCCCAATTGTTGCGTTGAACAACAAATGTTCTCCCTTTGTATTCAAAGCATGAACCAAGTTATGCTTGGTATAATCTAAAATCTCTTTAAAGGTGGTTTCCTTTGGTTTTATTTGACTATCTGGCAAATAGTAGTGTTCATATACCTCTGTAAAAAAGTCCTGAATTTCCACTACCGTAACCTCTTTAAGAGCGTTTTCTAATTCAGGGTCTTCGTCCCATTGGATTAAGAATTTTTCATACATCTCAAAGAATGGTAAAGATAGGTCTATTTTGTCTGTTAAAATGTTTTTAAGTTTTTCCATATTTAAATTTATAAAATTTATTTTGTTGAATCAATCAACCCCAAATCAATTTATCTAACCTTTCCTTCTTTTGTTCAGGGGTTTCAGTTGTTGTTGAGTTATGTATCAAAACCTTTTTGCCCAAGTACCTTGACTGAAATTCGTTGAGCTGTTTGTAGAAACCTTCCTCCAAAAACTTCTTTATGTTCTTGATATATTTTTCTTTACCTGTTTTGGTGTGAAACTCAACATAGTGTGGTGTAAGTTGAAGACATAAGTCTTTGTCTCGTTGAGATAGATTTTCCCAAATGGTCAGCGAATGTGGGTCATAGTCTCTTTTACCTTGGGGAAACAATTCAACGAACTTATCAAAGTCTTTATGTTTTTCATCGTATAACAAACCTACACCTTCATTATTACCAGTACTTATACCAGTACCATTACCAGTACCTAGACCAGTAGAGTTGGTCAACTCTTGGTCAAGAGTAGACAAACTCTTACCTGTGTGTTGAATGTATTGTAGGTTATATTTTTTTAATTCATCTAAAATAGGTTTATGGTAGTTACCTGAATCTGATAAACCTTTTGGTTGTTGAAATTCAAGGAATGAAGGTATATACCATTTCCTTCCTCCATCAATTACTTGTATCTTTTCCCTGAATTTGTTTGTTAAATAATTTTGGTCCAACGAAATCCCAATTTCAAATTGGGCTAATTCAAAATCAATAGTCCAAATACCAGCGTTGCTGCATTTGTCTAACAGGTAAAACCAAAATAATTTTTCTTCAACGGTGAGTGTACGAACAAATGGTTTTCTCCATTTCTCTGTGTCTGTGAATCTTTTTCCCATACTTTTTTTTAAATAAATATAACCAAAAGAAAATAATTTCCAAAAAAAAAGTAATAAAGTTTGATTTATTTTTAGATTTTTGATATTTATTATTGATGAAAGAATTGTTGAATCGTAGAATATGGGACAAAGAACAGGGGGTCAGTTACTTCTGTACCATATGTGGACAATATAGACCTGAAAAGGATTTCTATAAAGACGCTAAGAACAAATGGGGTAAAAGTTCAAAGTGTAAAAGACACTATACCAAAAGGGACCCTGATGAAGATAAGGAAAATGCTCACCTTAAATTCTCAAAGGTTAGTGAAAAAGATTTCGTTGGAGCAAGAATATTATTACAGAAACTTGGGTACGACACTACCAAGTCAGTGTCGGAACAGTTCAATAAAAAACACAAATTAAATTAAAACAACATGCAAGACTTATTAACAAAAAAAGACATTGAAATCCTTACCTTTATCGTTGAGGGAGGTGGTATTGATGTTTCAGTAGCTGCTAGCTCTGTAAACCAAAATAAAAACTTCTACATGAGAGTTAGGAAAATGGAAAACCTATGTCTCTTCAACAGAAAGAAATTTGATGGTGAACCATCATCATTCACCCTAACATCTAAGGGAAAACAAACCTATAATGAAATACTTACGAGCTTACAAAAAGAAGCTCAAACTTGCTGAGTTGCCATAACTCGGTTTCTTTTTATTTATTTCCCTCCTTGGTATTTATCAAGGAGGGTTTTTTATGACTAGGTATGAAGAAAGAATATTGTATCCAAATGCGGTAAAGGTGCTTGAAGCAATGGGCTATCAAGTTGATGGGGAGGTTGATGTCCATACCCAATTCATGCTCAAATACAAAAGTGAATTTGAAAAGAATCCAACGACAAGAAAGAGGGGACCTTACAAGAAACACACAAGAAAAAAAAGAAAAAATATTTAAGAATAAATTTGACTGGTAATTTGTAAGTTCATATCTTTATAAAAAAAAGATAACACTATGAACAAGAATTATGAAACAAAACCTTTGGGGTTTGATAGGACTCAGTTATTCAAAGAATATACACAACCTATCACAAACAGACAATCAGCACTTAAAACAGCCATGACCCTTATGACCGCTCATAATCTTCAATGGAGCATGAAGGACATTATGTTGGTTACCGAGCGTGTTCAGAACTGGATGGAGACAGGAGACGATAGATTCGTTCCAAGAATGGACGAGTATTTCAAGTTAAAACATGACCAAAAACTTGAAGAGTTATTAAAGGACTTAAAGAATGTAGAAGCTTTCTAAGACGGGGGTCTTATATGTGTGGTCAAGGGGGATAGAAATATCCCCCATTTTTTTTTAAAATAATTTTTGTGATATCAAATAAAGTAGTATCTTTGTTCTTCATCAATAAAAAACAAACACAATGACTCCCAAAAACAAACAACTACTTCAAAACCTTCGTGGAATTAACCTACAATCTACCAGTCAAGAATTTAAAATTGCAATCTACCCATGTTCAAATTGTGACTGCGGTTCAATAAATTTCTGGATGGGATATGTTGATAACGACTCCCCCGTAATCAACATAGACATTACAAATGATAAAGGTCTTAAAATTGCAACCGACTGTTTCAATTATTTCAATGAACTTGAAAAGGAGATGACTACAACAAATTTTTTAACCCTGTTAAATAAAGTTTTTATTAAATCAAAATAATTCAATATCTTTGTTCTTCATCAATAAAAAACAAACACAATGAAACTTACACAAGACACACGAATCAATGCAATTGCTTACGGTAACAACAAATTTGAAGGTAACATCAAAGGTGTTCAGCAAAGAAACATGAATATTTCTCTCATTGACCTAATGATTGAACTATGTGCTTCTGCCACAATCAAAAATCACCCCGTTCCTAAGGATATTTTTAACAAAGAATTTGATGTTATTGGTGTTTCCTATAATGAGTTCGGGCACAAGTTTACTTCACTCGTTTATGAGAATAAAAAAGAAGGAGAATTTTGTCTAATTAACAAGCTTGATTTGGCTGGTACCTTTTAATTTTATATCTTAGCAATTCAAAATTAAACACTATGACTATCAGGGAAATTTCAATCAAGGATTACAAAGAGTTTAAATCATCTGTTCAATCAGGTATTAGTAAACACATTAAGAAATCACCTTCAATGTTTTCACAACACATTGCAACAATGTACAAGAAAACTCAGAATGGTAGTTTTGATGTTCTTAGAGTAATTTTTAAAAGTAAATCTTACTTGGATATTCCTGTACTGAAATAATTTTCTTATCTTAGCAACTCACCATTAAAATAACAAATATGAAATATTCAGATGTTTTCAAAGAAATGATTGAACTACACAGTGTATACACAGATATGTTGTGGTTTGCAAGGACAAATGAAACTACCCTTTCTACGATTGAATTGGCAAGAAAAAACTATGATAGAATTGAATCACAATTCCCTGAGCTTGTAGACAAATTGAGAAACGATGATTCAAATTTTGAACATGGTTTTAACTCAGGTGTTGTAGCCGCAATCAGATATATGTTAGACCTAAAAGAAACTGACTTAGAAAATGCTCGTCAAAATTTTCCCGACTTGGATAGTTAAGCCTGAGCTGGAAAAGCACCTGTAATTGAACTTGGAACGGGACCATACCAACTATTGTAAAACTGAGTTGGTTTCATTGCAATTGACCTACGATTTGCTGACCCTCTTTCAGGTAGAATCTTTCCAATATCAACGACATTATACTTTGGATATAGGTTAGCTTTGGCACATAACCATCTCCTCATATTTTGGTCAAAAAACTCAGCTGTGGACCTTGCATTATCTTTAAGATACTTGAATGTTCTGATATCAATGTTTGACCCTTGCTCGTTTCTATTCTGTACAAGACCCACATTTACCCACTTCACAAAGAAGTTATCAAGTCCGTGGTAATAAGCCCACTGAGTTGTTGCAGGAACGATGTATTTGTCCAATAGATACTTGTTATCAGGAGTTAAACTACTACCTGATACTTGGAATTGTATTTCTTCATAGAGTGGTTGACCCAGTGTCTCCTGAATGTTTATATTTTGGGCAGTAAGGATTGCAAATCTAAGTTCACCTGAGTCAACATTTTCGTTGATTGCAGTATTCGTTTTCAAATAATCCTCGGATATAAAAAATACATCAGTCATTAGATTACAGTGTTTTGTTCAATTTTTAGGTCAACAGGTATTCCGACATTTGTAAGTTCAATTAAAGGTTTCAATTCACGAATTAAGAAATTCTGAACTGGCATAATTGATGTTTTCATAAATAACCTGTGGGCTGTTTCAAGTAATTCAGCACCTGAATTAAATCCTGTTGGTGAAGGAAGACCAATAAGAGCTCCATCAGGGATTTTATGTCCTGATAAGATTTGTCTTTGGATAAGTTCAAAGATTTCAGTATAAGCTCCTTGCTGCATTCCTGATGCTATCTGTGTGATTTCTGGTTTACCCAAATCCCCATCGGAATAGCTGACGGTGATACGCCCCGCTGACGAAGGACCAGAGTAGCGATTTTCAATTTGACGAAGTATGTCCCTTTCTTCTTGTTCAGATTGAGGATAGCCATCAGAAAAATGCACCCACAAACCAGGATATCCGCCGTTAGTGATTAGTCCAAGATTGTGTACAGATATTGCATGGTTCAATCTTATGTCGTTTGCAACAGAAAGGTATTGTGGTGCTCCATAAGCCCAATAGGCGGGGTTTCTATCCCTTATATGAACAATCTGTCTGTGAGTGAATACCTTTGGATTAAATTGAAGAAATTCAATTACCCCTGACTTCTTAAAGTTTAACCAGTCACGGCAGTAGTAGTATTTTTCAACTTCCATTTCTGCGTTATCAGGTAAACCTACCCTCATATATTTTGATGGAATATAGTGTATACCAGCAAGTCCTTGGCTTCTGTCTTCCTTCCAAATAACTTCAAGGAATAAATTACCTGTAACAAGGTAATCAAATACCATATCTCTGAATACATCATTCAAAGTTTCTTTGGTTGAAATACGATAGTCAGTAATAAATCCTTGTCCCACGACATTGTCTATCTTGGAACGAATACAAGCATTATGGATTGGTGAAAAATCCAATAGGTCATATAGACCCATAACAAATATGTTATCTTGTCCCCAACTTACCCAAGGCACACCACGCATTACACGCTCCTCAAATTTAACGAGGGAATCAAGTTGTTTGGAAAATTGAATATTTTGTATTACTTTCTTCATCTTATAATAAATATAGGTTAGTTTTGATATATAATAACCGCTTCCGTATTACCTGTGTAGTTTAGTGTTCCTATTGGACTATCAGTTTCTACCATCAACATTCCCTCATATACGACATCATAAGATTGTGAAGGAAGTAAATTCGTTGGTGAATATTGCTCATAGATTTTTAGATACCACTCACCAGGAATTAGATGAACATTTGCGGTTGTCCCTGAACTACCAATTAAAACCTCAGGTAAAGAATCGTCAATTGATATCAAAAATAAATCCTTTGAAGGCTCATACCCCACAGCAAGTGATGGCTCACGATAAGGAATAAACCTTGCCGTCTGTTGTGATAACTTATGACGAACGGTCCACAAATAAGTAACAGCACCAGCTAACGACTTGTTTCTTGAACAGGTAACTAGTGCTTGATTATTTAATGAACCTTGTTGTAGATATATCATAGTTTATTTTTTTAACAACATACACTTGCGTCAACAGTAATATAAACATAAGTTGTTCCAACAAAATTATGAGTATAAGAACAACCTGTCGTTGAATTTGGACAATCTGCTGTGTCCCCGTTTATGCTACATGCTAACAAGGTTGAAAATACGATTGTATCCCCAACTTGAAGACCTGAAATGGTTGCAATATAATCACAACTCATTGATGCTGGTGTTCCAATTCCTAAGTATGAACCACCATTAAGACTATAACCAAACTCCTGTGAAGTGTTTATATATCTTGCATAAACATACAACTGACCACCAGGATTTGTACTAGTCTGACTTGGAGTAACTTGTGGTGTGCCAGTCTGTGTAGGAGTCGCTTGTGGAGGGGTGCTTGACGGAGTTTGCGTTATGGTTTGTGTTGGGCTAGTGGTGGGTGTGCTTGTTACTTGTGGGGTCTCTGTGGGAGTCAATCCAATTGTTACGCTTGGAGTTGGAGTCATGCTCGCAGTGACTTGCGGAGTTTGAGTTAATGTGGTCGTCGGGCTCGGAGTTACTGTCGCTGTGGGAGTGTTTTGTGGAGTTACAGAAGGAGTGGGTAAGTTTTGAACAATGGTAATAATGTAGTTAAGACATTCCCCCTCTGATTGAACTTTAATGTTCAATGTCCCATCAGGAACAAGTGCAGTATAATAACCATATGTAAATGCAGAAGCAGGAACATCTTGTTCAAATGGAATAACATAGTTATCCACATCTGAATAAAGATTAAATGGTCCAACAGCTGAACCCATATTAGTTAATGTTATTAGAACTGGTATTGCCATATATTAAGGGATTGTACAACTTAGTCCAGCACAGTTTGAACCACCTATCCAAGTCTCCAATGTCCATGTTGCGGTAGGTCCTGACGCATTACTGATTAGTTTATATTTGTAAGTTGATGAACTACTACAAACGAAATTACCAAGAGCATAATAAACATTTGATTTCAATTTAAGTGTTCCTGTGGTAACAAGAGCACATGAACTTTTATCGTAAGCTTCTACATTATAGAAGAAATAACCTGTTCCCAAAGTAGGGGTAGGCGAGTTAGTAACACTTGGTGTTTTAGTTGGAGTCACGGTGGGCGTGGGCGTAGGGTTGATTAAGGAATAAGCATATTTTGTTTTCAAATAATTCAATACTTGGTCAAATTCGGATTGTGTTAATAACTTATTATAACCCAAAAATTCAAACACAGAAATATCATTCACATTCGCTGAACCTGAATCATAACCAAATCCAATGTATACCGCATTTGTTCCAGCGTATACCGTAGAAGCACTCGTGCCAACAACATCGTTTACAGCGGCGGTATATCCTGTTGTAGTTAAACCTGACGCTGCAAATAAAGTTGACCCCGTTGTAAATGTAAATTGTCTTCTACCAGGTCTACTTCTTGAAACAGTGGTTAATGAACCATCATAGAATTGATAGTCAAAAATTGAGTTTGAACTTGTATAACCAGATGCTTCTTGTATTCCAATAGCCCAACCTGCTGTTGACCTATCTTTAACATTAGCCACAAAGAAGAATGTCTTACCTGTAAATGTTGTAGCAGATGATGGGTGATTTAGATACATCCAGTCACGACTTGTGAAATTAACTGATTGACCTGTATAACCAAATCCAAAAGTATCGTTAGAAACAATTTGTGGTTGGTTTGCTGCTGTCGGCTGAGTCAATGAACCACCAATTAAACCATTATTAGTCCAAGAAGAAACAGAAGCTCCATCTGTTGACTTAAACCAGTATTGAAGATTTCCTATTGAGCTAGGATTAAATGCTGGTTGAGTAGCGGTCGGGCTAGGAGTTATTGACGGAGTTTGTGTCTGTGTTGCAGTTAAAGTAGTTGTGGTAGTCGGACTCGGCGTCAAGGTAGTAGTTGGTGTGAATCCAGGTGTTTGTGTTGGCGTCACACTCGGTGTAATTGAAGGCGTTTGTGAAGGAGTAGCGGTTAAAGTCGTAGTTGTCGTTGGTGAATTTGTTACGGTAGGAGTGTTGGTTGGAGTGCTCGTGTTTGTTGCAGTAGTTGTGACTTGTGGAGTTGCGGTAGGCGTGCTAGTCTCAGTTGCAGTTAAAGTAGTTGTAGTGGTCGGAGTAACCGTTGGGGTCGCCGTAAGAGTTTCAGTCGTGGTAGGCGTCATTGTCTGAGTAACAGATGGAGTTACTTGTGGAGTTGCGGTCGGGGTTAAAGTAGGAGTATTTGACGGAGTTTGTGTTAAAGTCGGGCTTGCGGTCATTGAAGGGGTCGGAGGCACAGGTGAATAAACCGCACTACCTGAAAATGTACACCCTGTATTTGAGGCATAGATATAGTTATCGTGGAATGGTCTCCACTCCCCAAGATATGGTGACCACCAAGTCTTTAAAAATGTTCTTCTTTGTGTAGACATCTTTTAGAATGTTGAGCCTGAAACAACCCATGAACAAGTGTTTATATTTGATGGGAGGTCTAATACCTCAGTCTTTTCTTCTGCTGTTAAGCAGTCATAAATTCTTTCTTTGATGATAACACCATAACCTATTGGTAATTTATCACCAGTTTCCAAATCAAACTCACACATTTCATCAGGCAAAATCTGCCATGTTTGTGCTTGTTCGTTTGGATATCCCATACAAGTATTGATTCTTGTTATTAAGTCTTTTGCTTCTTGTTCCTGCAAGAAAATAATATATTCTACCATGTGTTAAATTGATATTTTGTTTTAAGATAATTGACTACATTGTTAAATTCAGTTGAACTCAACTTTCTATCATACATGATATATTCGTGTATTTGTATGTTAATACCAGAACCAGGAGTGTCCAAACCGAATTGTATAGAGGAAACAATTGTTGAATTGAAAAATGCATTTGAAATAGGTGCGATTACCCCCGCTCCAGTCAACACTTGAACCTCAAAATCTGAGGTATTGCCTGAAGCACACATTATCTGAGGAATACCATTGAGTGTATTTGCGCTAGCACCTGGTATTGTGAACAAGTCAGGATTAAGAGCTATTCTATACTCTGAACTATAATTTTGATATTCAAATGAAGTTGAAGTAACAGGAAGTGATGCCACCGCATAAATTCCACTTTGGCTAGCATTATTAGCCATTCTACCAACAAAGAATATTGTACTAGCAGAAAAATCTTTTGTGGTAAATGTTCCATTCATGTTGTCCCTTGTTAAAAACTGAACAGCGGTTCCAGTATATGAACCAAGAGTTGCTCCTGTTATAATATCGGGTTGTCTTGCACCTGTACCTTGAGTAATTGAACCACCTAACAAACCATAGTTTGTCCAAGATGAAACTGATGAACCACTAGCACCCATAAACCAATATTCAAGGTCTGTTATTCCTGACGGTGAAAATGCTGGTGGTGTGCTACTCGGCGTTGGAGTGCTCGTAACTTGTGGTGTTATGCTCGGAGTTGGTGAACTTGTCTGCGTAGGAGTCGGAACAGGTGAAGCCCATTCATCGTATCTCCATTTGTCTCTTAAATATAGTTCAACCGCTTCTTGTTCTGATGATGATAATTCATAATTGAATACCATCATTTCAGCTAATTCAATATTGTTATTTGTACCGAATAATTGTTGGGTATTGTTGGTAGTACAACCAAGATTAAAAGCATTCCATCTTGGACTAACAGTTGTTCCTGTAAATAGTGTTGTACTTGTTCCTGCTGATTGGTTTAATTCCCAACTACCAAAGCCAGGATTAGCAGGTAAAACTGCTTTCATCAAAAACTTACCATTAAGTGTCGTTGAAGTATAAGGTGTAGGAACACCCGCAACTTGTGATGATGCTTGTGGATAAATATTTGTATTATTTAAATTTGTTCCACCAATAAAACCAGCAAATTGTAATCTATCAAAAATATCAGACCCACTTTGAGCAAGTGTTCCGTTCGTATTACCTGAATATAACTGATTCGTAAAGGCTGGTGTGCCTGCTGGATTTGACCAAACAACAAATATGGTTGACCCTGAATGTAATAATGGTGTTCTATCAAAAGCAACCAATCCTTTTCTTAAAGCTGTTGAAGCGTTTGGTGTAAATCTGATAATATTTGGTGAACCAGGGAACGATGTTGAAGCAGAATATGTTGGATACCTATCAGATGTTTGACCTGTTAAAGTCCAATTCTCAGTACCCTTAGAGGTAAGTTGTGAAATATATGTTGTTCCACCCGACAGAATTAAATTCATTGTCGTTGAATCACTTGCATCAAACCACAATGATGGTTGAACAATTGGATAAGGTGTAGATGATGGAGTTACAGATGGGGTTAAAGTTGTGGTAGGAGTATTCGTGGGAGTTTCAGTCAAGGTTGGAGTAATGCTTGGAGTAGGAGTCGGTTGACTTGTTGCTGTTTGCGTTGGCGTAACAACAACATCAGGACCATAAGCATCACCGATACCTGAAATCATTTCACCTGTTAAAATCGCTGAACCCAAGCGCGTTCTTTGAGCTTGGGATTTCATCAATTCTTGTATTGTTGGTTTGTAAACTCTAATATAATTTCCGACAGGTCTATAATTTCTGCCACCCCATTGTAATTTCATGTATAAAATATTGGCTAAAATAAGGGGGGAATAAACCCCCCTTAAATTTATATATTAGGATTGAACTGTAAATCCTGTTGCGATTGCTGCTAATGTTGTTGTAACATCAATCTCACGAGCGGGATTTGGCTCCCCTCCCGTCATTGTAACTGATATTCCATTTAAATCATTATACGCCTGACCCGTCTGCTGACTAGCAGTGGTCACCATCGCGCCGTTACTCCAAGCAACAGCCCAATAACGCTCATTATTATCTTTGATAATAATGTAAAGTTCATTTTGTTTTACCAAATCAAAGAATAAATTTCTAAGCGTTTGGTTAAGTTTCGGTAAGGATATTACCACTGCTGGTTGGAATGTAACAGATTGAGCAACATCGTTAACCAAAATATCCTCAGTGAATGAAGAAGATTGTTTAACAAGTTCAAAGTGATACCAAGTCCCTGAGCCACTGAATCCAGTAATTTCATCACTACCAGATGTTGTGAAGCCAGAAATCGTATGACCACTATCACCCAAAATCCACATTTCTTTGATACCACCAATAGATGCATTTCTACA